TGAATCCGCCAAGGACGGTTCCGCAATGAGTATGTCCACCTCGTTACATTTGGGTGCGAGCTTTCCAATTGCCTCGAATATGCGTTGCCTTTCGGGGGATGAAAAATCTTGGGGGGTGAGATGCTCAAGAGCGGTGGCCGAGGATCGGCCGCTATCATCACGCATGGATGCGGAGAGTACCGCAATTTCCGCCAGGTCAAAATCCATGCTACAGTTCTCTGCTTTGTCGAGTGTTCAAAATCTGCGGGTAGTTTTGGACGAGGTATCCGTTCACTGCCAATGCAAAAGCTTTGTTAAAATCGACGTAACGATAATCATGTGCTTCCACTTGGGCTTTGAAAAACCTAACTGCTTGTTCGTGGTTCACTCCTGCCTCTTCGCAAATCGCTTTTGGTGGGTCAAAGTCTTCGGGCAATGATGTCTTGTTTTTCTTGCGAGGTTTGGGTTTTTGCTTTGCCGTGATTACCGGAGGATCGTTGGAAGCAGGGCTATATGTAAATGTATTGATTTCGTAGAAATCACGCACGCACGCGAGGCGTTTACGTAGATCCTCCAGTACTATTACGGTAATCACGGAGGAACACTGGAGTCCCGTTAGCTCACAATACTCATCCAAAATTGCGGTTGCAGCTTCCCCCAACATGATTCTTTTTTCCTTGTTTTTCGACATGTTCAGATCCCCAATATTGTAAGTATGAATCCCAAGACCATCCATATGAACACAATTAAGGACAGCAGGAACAAGGAGTGAAATATAGCTTTTTGTAGTATTTTTATCATTGTTTTCTTAGTTCTTTCTTCAAGTAATCAGTACGCTTGCGGAGTTTGCGCAAGGCAGAATTTTGTATCTGCCTCACGCGCTCCTTGGAACAGCCTATGCACTCCGCAATATCGTCAAGCGTGTAGGTCCAACCGGGTGATGCGAAGGCCATCATGACTCGCAGGTTCTCGTCCATCGCACGACTCTTCTTGAGCCTGATCAAACCCGCTTCGGGATCTCGATGACCCACTACCCAGTTGCGAGCAGTTTGTCGTTCAACGTCGTACTTTGCCGCTATGCGGACACTTGCTTGAGCTACACTTTCACCAGGCTTGCGTTTGAATTCGGCATGATCGAAGTCAGCCATAAGGAATTGGTCCATTAAGATCCCAAATGGGACCGTACAGTTCCCTTAACGCGCCTTTCAAAAAGTCAATTAAGACTTCCCTTTGGTTGTCCCCCTTCAATATAATCTCAACTTGCTTGGACTGTTTGCCATCAACCTCCATAGAGTCACCCCCGTCCTTCAATACTAGCTTTATATAGTTTTTGTAGTTCGGGTCTGATGGATGTATACCATTGTGTTCAAGAGTAATAGTGAGCGTATCTTTTGTGACAACCCTTTGGTATAAATTATTCATTGCTCCGTGACAATCTTTGGAATCTTCGTGATCCGGCCAACCCTGCACACGTTTAGCTTTTGTCCGGTCAGCCAAGCGTTGTATGCCAAGACTCCACCACGAATAATGAAGTGCGGAGAAATCTTCTCGTTGGCCGACATTTGTCTAAGCAAACTGTTCCGCAAAGGAAGGATCGGGTTTCCTTTGCCCAAGTTCATACCCAAGCACAAACTCTGCATAAACGCATCGGATTTCAAGTCATCCGAATCCTCACCCATCGGTACACGATCTGCTTCGGAACGTCTGAGTAAGTAATGAAGGGCAGCCAACGGACCTTTCTTGAGGCGGAACTGACGATACCAGGCCTCGCACTTGCGTATCGAGACGTCAAGGTGCGGGTATTTTGACGCATACTCTTCGACCTCATGATTGGGAATAGGCAAACGCCCGGCGTTTCCAAAACCTTGGTATCCCAATTCCCCAAACTTGTCGATTCTCGCAAGGATACAAATTGAAGAGAATACGTTGGTTGAATTGGCATGACCAAAGACCGACAAAACGTCTGCTCCGTTTCTCCGCTTGCCTTGGTTCAAGGTCTTGAATACCTCTTCTTTGTCAAGTTCGATCCATACTACTCTGAATGATTGCCCCGACTCCACGCAAGCAGTCAGTCTGTGCTGACCATCGATCAACTTGCTTCCACCGAAAATCAAAGGTTCTCCGTTCAGTACCCACTGTCCGAGCTTCATGAACTCCTTGTATTTTTTTACCGTGGATTTGGAAATCTTTCGATTTTTCGTCTGACCCTCAAGTAACTCCTTGGCCATGACCGAGTCAATGGTACGGATGGTTATGTATACGCCTTCCTGGGGATCGTAATAGTATGGACTCGGAATGAGTCTTGTTTGTTGTATTGCTGTGTTCATATTTCTTTTTGTTTTGTTGTTGTGTGATAATGTCCGATCAAGACTGCATCTGCTGTCGCTAGTGTTACAGTCTTGCCGAGCTTTGGATAAAGCCGTAGTGCATGGTCCTTGAGGATGCGTTTCTTCTTAGCCCCACCCTGTCCTGCAACGTTGGCCAATCCTTTTTGCCATGCTTGGGGTCGTACCATGTGGCATGGCAGTTGTAGCCCACGGGATACGCCATCGTAAAAGCCACATGATTTGCCTAGCTTGAACCCTGCGGAGGATGGGATGTTCTTGCCTGCAAAGGGTGGTACGTCCTCTAGGATAAACTCAACCGTGTGGTCAAGGTTCTCCATGAGGTCCATAATGTCAGCGACAAAATCGGAATAACTGGTGAACTTCCATGCCCACACTGCTTCCCCATCCACGAACTGACAAAATCCACCACTTGCACCGGGGTCGATTGCGACCAAGCACTTACTCTTTTCCATCTCCGCAATCCTCAACGAAGGTAATCGTCAGATCGGGATCGCTTTGAGAATTCAAGTCTTCCCCTTCCACCAATGCCAAGAGTTGTTCGATCAACGCGCCTTGTACCACGACAGCAGCGTGCCAATCGCTCTTGTCAATGTGGTCTTTTGCAAATCCGATTCCCTGCTTCAGCCGCCTTATTTGTTCTAATCTATTAGCCATTTTTGTGTTGTTTGATGATTGTCCTTCATGAATTTTTTCAACTCCTTCTCACTCCAAGCCTTGTCAATTCCACCCTGTCCTCTTCCACCTTTTATCCTGTAGCACGTTAGTTCCACGTCGTCGGATTCGTGCAGTTGGTTCAATGAGTTCAACGAGCGATACCCGGTTAACTCCAAAGCTTTTTTACCTAGAAGCAGCGTAACTGTTTTTCCACTCATGCTACTTTCCGGGGTGTGTTAATTGCCTCAGAGAATTCAGTTAACTGAATGGTACGCTTTTTTCCGTAGTACTCACTGGGAAGCTTGTGTTGCTTGATGAGCGAATAGATACGGTTTCGACTAATCTTGAATTTAGCCGCAAGCTCGCTGATCGAGTATCGATCCTTCGCTACCTCGAAGCGTTCCGTTGACCCAAGCGTTTGTACGTGGTCACCATAACCAGGCCATACGCCCGTCTTTACGCACTTGGCATATGTCCGGCAAGCCTCACCCATGCGCACCTTCTGCTTCTCGATCTGAGATGAGTCGATAGTATACGCACTCGTCAGGAAGGGTGGCGTTTTCTCAACCACAAGATAGATGAATTGCTTGGGGTCATACCCCATAGCACGCAACCCTTCGAGATAGAAGCAGGTTTGAAAATCATACCCGTATCTTCTGACCGAAGAGTGGAAACCTCGCGGATCTCCTTCTTGTGTTGTCTTAAGGTCAAGCACCACACCCGCGCCTTCGTTATATAGATCAGGACGGACCTTACAATCCGCACCTTGATACCCAAACAATCCGGTTCCCTCGATGATCGTATCGCTCTTTCCCAAGTACGTCTTCAACAACGGATGTTCCCTTGCGCTTTCCGCCATACCCATGCACAAGTCGTAATCGCTTTGATTGAGCCACCTTTTGTCAGGAGCATGGTTTTGCATTTCCTCAAAGGCCGCCTTGTACGCATTGGTTCGCGAACTATTCCCGTCAATGCTCTCGGGCTTGACCGCATACTCGTCTTCGAGTTTGAACGGTTCAAGCGTTGCCGTGTGTGTGCATCCGCCAATGACGAAATGTTTCGCATCGTCAGGCGTGGGATGTTTCATCCTGTGCCAAACCTTTGCCGGGCATGACGTGGTCAGGGACCACGCCACACTCCGGCTCAGTTCGCTCTGCGCATGATACGCAGAGTTACTAATGTCAGTTCGTAGCATCAGAAAGGTGCAGGTTCGTCACCACCACTGGGTTTCGCGCTTGGCGCTTCATCCGCAAAAGGATCGTCTCCGGTGTACAACGCATTGAGGTTCACTTTCATGTCCTTTACCGCAGCATTGATCTCTTCCGCCCGTTTCTTGTGCGGCTTCGGGGTCATGACGTAACTCGTCTCAAGTCCTTCACCAGATCTCATGATGCTGATATCGTACTTGCGGGTATCTCCCCAGTCCTCGTCTGCATCGAGTTTGATCAACTCATCCTTCAGTCCCGCTTGGGTCAACTCAAGGATCTGAATTCGTTCCTCTGCGTAATTCCATACGAGCATTGCGAAGAACTCCTTGGGCTTATCGTCAAAGGTGACGGGTGCAGATTCTCCGTAGATGAACCTCACGGGTCTGCGTTGACCTTCTTCGTTCGTTGTCCATCCAATCATTCCGACAATGAAACCCGGA